TTTTATTTTATTTTATTTTATATTTTTATTTTGTTTTTATTTAACGCACGACTTATTTTCACGACAAACAAATACAAATTTGAAGGAAACCTTTTACAAACACAAACCAATTAATACACAATAGAGATCCCAAATGTGGTGTAGAGGGTGCCGGTACATGTAGGACCAGTGACAGTGAAAGACCAGGGACCAGCGTTGTTGTTAAGAGATGCAGATGTCCGAGTGATGCCTCCAGAAGTACTAGCTTCAGTGATGGTCTGAGCGCCAATAGTTCCATTGGTAACGGAGGCAAGAGTTGGACTAGCAGAAACGGTGGTAGCTGCAGCAGTCATGGTTATGTAGACACCGCGGCCAGCCAATTTCGGATCGGTGAAAGTGATGGTATCACCAGAGATTGAATACGAACCAAAAGGCGAGATTTGTGCGTCCGCAATGGTACTAACAGGTAAAGAAAAATTCAAGAAGCTGGTTGTTCCGCCCTGAAAGAAATGGGCGGATGTAACACCAGAGTTGAATAACTCAACGGTAGTAGTAACTGCGGGAGTGGCCTCAATGGGTTTGAAAAGTTCAACTTCATAGGATATCCAAAGTTCACCGATAGGATTCCCGGCAGCAGGCATTCCAGTGGTTGCGACATTCAAAATACCAAATGTATAGGTAGAAACGTCGCGGGGAGTGCCAGCAGCAGTGCTAGATCCAGTTTGAAGCAAAGTGGGTCCAGACTTCTGCGGGTCACACTCCCAACCATGGAGAAAAGAAACCTGAGGTTTGGAGGAAGTGGTGAACTCATGATTATCCATTTGTAGCTTGTTGACAAATGGTGATTCATGAGCGTCATATTGTGTGGCAATAATAACGGAGCCAGACGCCTGATTGGTTGAATTTATTGAGTCAATGGCCAAAGACTTGAACTCAACAACTCCTCCATGCAGACGCCACTGCTCCCACTGGGTTCCTTCAACGAAAAGCCAAGGGAAAAGAGATTGGTTGAAGATGGCGATGGGATAAACGGTATTGGTGAAAGTGGTGGTAGAGAGAACGTCTCCCAAGTATTCTCGGTGGGTAATGATGCAAGATCGGTCCTTGCGTCGATTACTGAACTGGGGGGGACCTCCGGCATCCATGAGAGTGTTGTATCGGATACCGTAGTCGCCTCGCCCAAAGATGTGAGAAAGCAGGTCTCCGCCAAGAGATCCAGTGCGTGAGGCCCATTTTCCCCAATCGGAGGAAGGACCGGACGGAGAGGACTTGTAATCGCCTTTTCCGCGAATTGAGCGCGTAATAGGGCGTTTCGAGCCTTTCTTCGGAGCCGGGCCAGTTTTCTTCTTGGGTTGACGGGGTCGGGACGGGGTTTTGGCTGACATCGGGGTTCAAGGGAAGCGAGAATAAGGGAATGAAGTGACGAGAATGAGTGTGTGAGGGTAGCAAGCTGATTCGAGATAGTTTCAAGATCGAGATGCATAAGGACAATTCGGCGGGCCGTCATGATCGGCCCCGGTCACGAAAATTCTTAGCTATCGGTCGAGAAGACCCAGAAAAGCGAGCACCAACACTCTTACTGCGGTCGCGACGTGCGGCCTCAGCCTCTTTACCATTAATGTGACGAAACTTGCAGTTGGGATGTGTACAATTGCCTTTGAGAAAGGCAAAACAAATCGCAGAACTTTTGCTAGCATTGGCTGCAACTTTATCTTTGTGGGGTTTGGAAGCATCGGCGGGTAAAACAGCACCGCCAAGGGCCGACTGAACGTCGACCTTAACTTCAGCAACATCATCGCGAAGGATAAAGAAACATTTCTCGAGTGTGTCAGCTTTGGAAAGTTCGACGTTGATAGCCGCAATACGAGCCACGTCGACACCAAGATTAATGGCGACGTAGGGGAGTGCAGCTTCAGCGCTGGGTGTACGAAATCGATCGGAAAATCTAGTCCAATACGACTTTTCCTTATCCGCCAGTTTTAAAATATGGGCAGGCAATTGCTGTGAAAAATTACGCGTGACAACGCGAACAACAGCATGCGACCAATCAGACAAAACAGGGGTAGTTGGGTCAGTAACGAGATAGGACATAGCGCGACGATAACAGACAAGCCAGTTGGGAACAACCACGGGGCAATCAGTAAGGTGAAGTTTGCGAAATTGACGCGCAACATCAGCGATACACTCACCCGACACAAAAGGGTCCAGATAAACACGACCAAGCAACGTAATCGGTTCACCACGAGTTGAAATAGAAGATTTCACGTGGTAGCCATGTCGACCACAAACACCCTCAGAAATGTGCGCTGATAAATCAGGAGATGCGCCGTCATCACCGAAATAAAAACCTAATGCATTGAAGGCAGCGCCAGGTTCTAAAGAAGCTTGGCGGTACGAACAATACGAAAGGTAAGCATTAATGATGGTGACCATTTGAGAGGTGTCAGTGGAACCAGAAGTAACTCGAAATTCATTGAGATACGATTGCCCTGTTGAGGTAAAACCGCGACTGCGGCCCTCAGCTTGAAGGCGTTCAACGATGATCGAAGAATACTTGGCAAAGAAAATTGCACAAAGCAGGTCCTGGTAAACAGATGCGCAAAACTCTGAATTTGATCCGTCAAGTCGAGTGAAGTCAGTGGACAAGAGGAACAGAGATGTGGATAGCATGCCAACGACACGCTCCCCAACTTGTGCGGGTGTTTTACCAGGCCCATACCAAGGCAATTTCTTAAACAATCGACCGGCAGCAGCAACAAATTGACCCAAACGAAAGTTGTGGGAAGTTGCATGCTTCGATATGTTACGAGGTGGTGCGAGCTTAGCCGCCGCTTCGGACTTTTGGAAGCTGGACACAGTTGCCATTGCCTTAGCAACGGAGAGTGTCTCATTACGATCCATATCACGCGCGATGGCTGTGTTGTTGTCGAGACTGAGTCGATAAGTTTCAAAATCGTCGGGAACAGCTGAGCAGCCGAGCACGTGGACGATCATTCCGATGAATTCTTCCTTATAACCAGAACAATCACTAGGACAAGGATTGTTGTTGGCAACCTCCAAGATCCGCTTCGAAACCGTAGAATGCTCACTATTGTAACCACGAACCGGAGAGAAACCAGAGCATAGCAGTCCCAACGGGGCGCATGGTCTGTTTGCCATCTTCGGTAGCAATGGGGCCAATAGGTGAATAAGAAAACGGACGCGGGTTCACATTACGGGCAAAAGGCGCAGAATAAAATGAATATACATCATAAAATACAGCGGCAGTGTTGGCAGCATCAGGGATTTTAGCTGCAGAGAAGATGCGCTCGGCATCAGAGATATGGGGTGAAATGGATGATTTCAAACGCACCAGCGTAGCATCAATAACAGATTCGGGAAGAGTGATCTGCGATCGAGAGCCAGCGCGGGCGAGATGGATATCATCATTATCTCTAATGCGAGCAACACCATCAACAACGACGGAACGGCGGACCAAGCGGGCTCCAGGAAGGAACCAGCCCAGCGGGCCATAAACGTTGCGAATGTGATTGAAGTAAACGACACGGCGGTCTGCGTTAATCTGGCAATGTTCAACAAGGTAGGAAGCTGAGCCCCACCAATGATCAACTGTGAGATCATCAACATCCAAATTCCAGATTGCATGGTTGTACACGGCACCACCGTCAACTTCGTAGGTGACGGTGTTGTCTGCATTGAACCAATAATGGCCATTCATTGATCTATCAGCAACTTTATGAGGATAAAAAGTGTTGAGGAGCAAATCGTGTCCATCGCAATAACTGGGAAGATGAAGATAATAATCAACGTCGACCATGGTATAAACATCGCTAGATTTTGGCTCGCGAAGACTTGGGGAAAACCGAAGGTCTTTGGCGAAATACCAAAACCGACTGCCAGCACCAGCAGTGGAAGCAGAGGTGCTGACGTCGTAACGCTTAGCGCGAATGCGACTAAGGAAAGCATCAAGGAGTGCATTAGCAGTGTAACGAGAATGCGCAGCTTCGGGGTGGGGTTTGACGCGAGAAGGCTTATTGGGCAATGAAACAGCTGTAGATGCACGAAACTCAGATCGGCGATCAGGAGAAATCGGTGACGAGCAACACCAAATCAACAATGTCAATAAATAATCACGTACAAATGGCCGAGAAAGGAGCCAGATGCAACAGAGAACAACAAAGAACCACGTAAAAACCAACCAGGCAACGGTGAAATCAACATCATTGTAAACCAAACAATCCTGCTGTGCCAACCAATCAAAGTAGGGAAATCGTACTGCATGATTGGTTGAGAGGATCTTGGAATAAGCAATGGGGTTAACAACACTGTAACTAGGTAATTCAAACGGGCCTTTGCCCAGGACAAAGTCAAAGAACCCCCGAAAGTGAGGAACAATGGGGCTCGATAGAGCAATGTCGAAGGACCACACACTGCGTCGCGGTGAAATAGCGGAAAGCAGCAGTGGCAAAGGTTCACAATTATCAGAGACAAAATCAATATTGAAGTAATCTGAGAAAGCGAGAAGCAAAGTCCGCCCTAAGGAGTGAAAGAGCGGAGAAGCAAAAAAGCAAGTTAAGTAGTAAAAGAAAATTAAAACGAGAAGGTTGGTAGACCAAGTCATTTTACAATAACTGAATATTGGCACAACGGTGACTAACTGGGTTTGTTTCGGAACC